CCTTCTCTTTCTTCTCGAGCCTTTTCCTCCTAGCTTCCCTAGCTCTTTCGAGTTTGATTTTATCATCGGCGGACAGCTTGAGGTACATCTCGATGAGGAAGTCCTTGGGCAGGTAGGAGTTGGAGTCGTCCTCTTGGATTGACAGAGCAGAATTGATGAAGTCCACGGAGTTCTTCAGGAGCTCATTCTGTCGGATGGAAACGAAGAGGTTCTCATCCACAAACTCTATGGTGACGGAGTTCTTCAGCTTCACGTGCTTTGCATACTCAGGGTGAGTGAGGGCAAACTGAATCCAAGTGGGCTTGATGAGTATCTCCTTGAAGATAACCCTCAGCCTATCTATGAACCTCTTGAAGTTATGCTCTTCGTGGGTGATAGAGGAGTTTATATCATATGGATTGTTGGCATTCTTCCCTACGGAGTTGGGGAACCTGTTCCTAGGTATCTGGGTATCTTGGATGAACCTATCCCAGAAGTACTCTAGGGTCTGTGTGGAGTTCAGGTCATAGCCGTCGTCCCCGATAGAGGAAATATCCGTCACCCCTTGTGGGTTAGACGGGAACACCATCGTCTTAGAAAATGGGAACTTGGTACGTCCGTTGTAACTCACCTCTCCGCTCAAGGAGTCTATCTGAACGTCTTCTTTGTAACGACCTTCAAATCGGGCAAGTTCGGTCTCTATGGCTTGTGAGGATTTACCTCCCATAGGGATAACCACCTTCACACGCTTCTGGGCGTTCATAAGGTTCCATATCACCCTAGACCCTTCTAGTTGGTTGAGGATGTTATATGACCTAGATAGTCGCTCCAGATATGACACGTTGAGGTTGTTATACCTACCAGAGTAGGATATGTAGATGATATTCGAGTCTGGGATTTCCACGTCCCCGTTTGGGGTCTCTTGAATCCACACCTTCACGTCTCCTACGCCTTGAACTCTCTTCACCTTGGTGTATAGGGTGGTTGGGTCTAGCTGTTTGAACCCAGCTATGCTGGTTGCTCTGGTGATGCCATTCTCCGTTACGTATTCGTAGATAATCTCAAAGGCTAGGATACCCTCTATCAGGAATGTCTTAAACAGGTTCCACGCATCGTCGGAGGTGTGGAAGTTGTACATCCTATACACCTCACGGTAGGATAGGACAAGCCCATCCATCACCTCAGACTTCTTCCCTTTCTTGTCTGGCTTAATGACACTAGATAGGAGCTTAACATCTAGGTTGGCGAAGTAGCCATTGGTGTCGTACACGACAGCTTCGTTGGAGATAATATCGAGGCAGGATTCAATAGTTGGGTTTCTAGCGAAGTCCCTGAGCTGTGCTCGCCTGATGGAGTACTTCTTATCATAGTAAGCGATATACTCATCCTGACCCACAATATCTACATATGGGTTCAGCTCTGTGCTGATGTTCAGACCTCCACGACCTGTGATAGCATCGAATGAGCTGATGGAGGCACCTGTTGTCTCGGACGTCCCCTTAGCGAATGAGTTGGCAATAAGACTTGTGTTCCACCTTGCGGAGGTTGAGGAGAGGTCAATGAGGTTTCTGGACTTAGCCTTCTTCACGCCTCCACCATCACGTAGGTGCTCCTCTGCGTAAACGGCATAGATGGGAGACTTTTCCTCCCTCTCCCTGTTGGGGTATATGTACTTTATATTCTTAGCCATAAGATAAAATCCTCACTAGAAAGGAGAATTGGTGGTGTTATATTTAACATTATACCAGACTCCTATTCTAGCAAGGATTTCACCTTACAACTAGAGATTTATTTGTTTATAAGCTCACCTTCGTAACCTTTAGAGGGAACTTCCTTTTCTTGTAAATCTTATCCCTCTCCGCTGCGTGCTTCATCATATAACATGTAGAGCGAGAGGCTGGGACATGCACGCCCTTGGGCTTGTAGTTGAGGTTGTCACGGAAGTCATAGACAATCACCTTCTCCTTCCCCTCGAAGAGACGCATGCCTCGCCCAAGTGCCTGTGCAACGATACGCTCACTCTTCGTTGTCTCTACGAGGTAGATATACCAAAGTCTCAGGAGGTCCACACCCTCAGAGAAGGTTCCCATGGTAGCTACGAAGACGGAGTTGTTGGTGGTGTCGGACTCGAAGTCCGCTTTCATCTTATCCCGTTCTGCTGGAGGGGTCTCTCCATCTACGTAATATACTGTCTTGTCCGTATTCTCCTCTAGCCACTTGACGATATTCCTCCCGTACTCGCTCTTCACATCGGAGAAGAGTACGAGGGCATTCATATCTGCTTCTGCTATCCGACTGCAAATCCAATGGAGCCTATCCACACTAGAACGGATAAACTCTCTCTCTTCGTTATATAGCATCCCAGCCATCCTCGTATCTCCTACGGGGCGCATGGCTCTGTGGTTGTACAGGTTCGTGAGGGCACCTGAGTAGTTGTTATGGACGAGCTCAAC